ATTTCGCCTTTGTAGTCGCGCATGGTGCGGGCAATGGATAACATACACATAGCCGTAACCGTTCCATTAGTCGGGATACCGATAAGGATGCGTGGATGTTTTTTCTTATTTGTATTTGTTTTTTTCTTACTCATAATCGACCAGGCCATGTTCTGAAAGCTGCGTTATCAGGATCGTTACACCATTCTTTAATCCATGATTTCGGAATATTTTTATATCCTTCACGCCTCATTTTAATCAGCCATTCGTTATAAATGTAATACGGAACACTGGCGCAATGTCTAAATTCTTTAGATGGCGTTTGATCGCGTATTTTTTCAACTTGTTTTAAAATTGGTCTGACATCCTGCTTTACACTTTTAACAATGCCTTGCAGACTGCCTTTATTAAAATGTTCTAAGTGACGTTCATCAATCAGTTCTGTTTTTATGCCTGTTGATGGATTGTCTTCTACAATCATTCTTTTCATATACAACTTCCTTAAAAAGAAGAAAGACGTTTTTCAACGCCTTTCTCCTCACTACATAATCTTAACAACTAGGACTGTGTTGCAATATCAAACACGCTACCGTGTGCGCCTTCATTCAACATTGCTAACGTATATTCAACGGTGATAAACTTACGGTCACTATCACCAGTTTTTGCAAGGTCTTGTTCCTGCATACGTCTGAGATACGCAACTGATGCATATTCAGGATCAATAATATGGCAATCCCGTTCACGCATGAATCTTGATGCGACCACACGTATCTCACCAAAATCAGATACGTAAATTTCAGCCGCAGCATTTATTGTATCTACGCTAACAGCCTGACGACCTTGTGCGCGACCAGTAAATCCTGACACAACTTGTTTGTTGTATGGGCCTACTAGCATAAGTGAAGGATCGCCACCTTCAGTAAAGACTTTTTCTAAAACATCTTTAACGTATGTTTCAGATAAATCCCTTACGGATGATGCATCAGTACGACCAGCCGTTGCTGCTCCAGCATTTGCTCCAGCAGTTGTCGCAGCAGCCGTTGCTCCTTGAACAGTAGTCGTCACATTATTCATGTTGACGTTGGTTGAAATCCAAGAATCCCATGCACGTAGCAAGCGTGGTTTAGTCGCTGCGCCTGCAAAGTATCCCTGGTTGACACCGATCAAATTAAATTCGACATCACGCTTCAGCGTTTTGCCGCGTTTGACAAGTGCATAGTCAAGCATATCATCCATGCCAGCCGTATCCATAGCGCGTTGTGTACCTGATACAGAAATTGCTTGTGCAGAAATTTGTGTATAGTTAAACACGCGTGTTGGCGGTGTTATGGTTGATGCTGCGTAATCATCACCTTCTATTTGTGAATTAGATGCAGCAGCAGCGAGTGAATCTGTTGACCACTCATGCTTAGTTGATGATGCTTCAGTCTCACTCAAATGCGCCAATAATGGGCAGTCTAATGCGCTGATATTATAGATAAACGATTGTAAATCTTCGCGATTTGTGTTTACAGTATAGGTCTGTAAAGTACCTGTAGGTGCTGTCATTGTTCAATACTCCTATGTCAGCGGTTTCGGTTTTCTCTGATAAGTCGTATCGTTGCAGCTTCACGTTGGCGTTGAGAACCTTTGCCGCTTTTCAAAAAGTTTCGAGTTGCTTTGACTTCCTGTGTTTTCACACTGTCGCGTGCCTGTGTTCCAGGTACACGAACTTTCGGAAGTGCTTTAGATCGTTTGCGTATAGCAGGCTTTTTGTTTTCAATGTTCCTGTATTGGCTTGCATCGTACAATGCCTTGTATAACCATGCAGGATGAACACCACGAATTTGATCTTCGCTTGCTCCTGCATCTTTTGCATAATTAAGTATGGCTTCCCGAACAAAAAATTTACCTTCTTTGTCTTTCTTTTCCCAGTCAGGTAAGATTTGGACAATTTTCTGATATTCGCGCTGTGCGTAATCATTTAACAGCTTTTGATTTTCTTCGGTCTTTTCTTCCTGCGTTTTCTTGATTTCTTGATCCATTTGCTCAATAGCAGAAACGCGGTCGTCATAGACGAGTTTGCGTCTTTGGTATTCAGTTGGATCATCGTCAAGCAACGTACGATCAGGCGGTTTTCCTTTCATGCTTTCCAACATGGACTTTGCATGAGTCAGTAAACCTTCATACTCATTTCGATCTTCGCTAACTTTCTTCTGTGTTTCGGCAACTTGGTTTTGCTCATCGCGCATCTTCTGATACTGCCGCGATAATTCAGAACGACCTGAATAATTTTCTTTCAAGTCTGCAAGACTAACCTTCTGCATTTCACCTGAGACTTTTACATCAAGTGTGTAATCATCTGTCAGATCAACAAATTCAGGATCGTCTTGTTGTTCTGCGTCATCAGTTTCTTCCGATGCTTCAGTTTCGCTTTCACTTTCAAAAAGATCAGGCTGATCTGCTTCACCTTCAGGTTCTTCTGTAACGCCATCTTCAGACGGTTGTGCTTCGGCTGTATCGCCTGCACGACTGTTCTGAAGGAATTGCACCACATCAGCTTCACTGACGCGGCCTTCGGGAATACCAGTTCCTTTTAATTCGCTTCCTGATGTGTCAGGATTGGCGTTTTCAGGACTTATGGTTTCATTCATTTAACTAATTCCTTTTCTATAAAATTGACCTTAATGGTTTTACCTTTCCAATATCTTCAAGTTTTGTTTTTGCAAATTCTCCATCGGAAAGAACACCGTGTAAATGCGCCCGCACTGCCCGAAGAACATTAATAGCCACTTGCCAGCGATAGCGGTGTTCGTCATCCTTCGGGCCTGCGTTTAAAAGCGCACCAATATAATCTTGTTCCAGCGCATCAAATGCTTTTACAAATTCTGTGTTATTCAAAACAGATGCAGCTTCGCCTGCCGCACGCATATCTTTGTTTAGTTCAATAATGTCATCATCATTCATCTTGTGTTTCTTCTTCCTTCGGTTTTACTTCTTTTTTTAATTCGTCAATGGCCTGTTCCATTTCTGTCAGACGTTTGCTCAAATCACTTTCAGTTGTCGGGCCTTCCGCATTCTTCATTGCAAATTCAGCAAGTTTTATGTCACGGGTAACTGCGCGGTCTTCATCTGCTATCGCGGCATCAGCCTGCATTAAACGGATTTTCTCATTATTGATCTGACGTTCCAGTTCCATTTTGAAACCCATTTCCTGACGTTTCAGTTCGAGTTCAGCAACATTATTGCGCTGACGTAAATCCATCTCCTGTTGTTTTAAACGAAATTCATTTTCACTTTTTTGCTGTTCAAGCTGCATAATGATTTCAGCCTGTGTCGGTTCAGGTTGCTGGTTTGGATCAGGCGGTGTCGGTTTATTAAAGTACGGTGTGATATCACTCAGACCTGTTAATGGGATTAAACGTTGAAGTGAATTGTAAATGTTATCAGGCATCACCATTCCTTGTGCATCTGGCCCAGCCTGTGCTAATCGTTCCTGCAACTGTAGAACTTGTTGAATTGCTGCTCGTTTTTCCATTTCTGTACCGTGACCTAATCCAATCTCACACGTGACATCCATATCAGAAGGCCAGCGTGACGGATCAATCGGTACAAGGTTGCCGCGTATCTGTATAACTTTTTTAAAGTCCTGGTGTTCGACCATCATCTTCAGCATATCGCGGAACAAACGCTTTACACCTGTTTCAGCAAATATACGGGCAATCAGTTCAAGTCGGCTTTGCGCCTGTGTTGTGATCTCACGTACACCTTCGGCTGTAATACGTTTTAAGGCTTCAGGATTCATAGCCGCAACATCGGCTGCTGTTCCCGTTCTTTGTTTACGTTGGTTGTCAACGTAATCCATCATTGGAAAACTTTGACCAGCCGTAAACGGAACGCTGTTCCAGCGTACCTGATTAACGTCATCAGCACGAATAACACCACCAATAACACGCCTTGCCAAATCCTGTGTGCGAACACCTGGGCCTGCAACAACTTCTGGTGTGTTTGTAAAATATAAATTATCGAGAACTTGTCGCCATAATGTTGTTTTTAAACGTTGTAAGTCAACGGTGATGTCTGCTAATCCAAGACCGAAGAAACGGTGCGGTATTGGAATAGGACACACTTCATAAAACGGTATGCGGTCAACTTCATCATTAACAAGGATTTCACCGCCTGCCATAAACACATGACGTATTTCTGCAATGTTATCTTCGTCAAAATCCGCACGTACATACAAATCAAAAACTTCCACATTTGCATTTTGTTCTGTTTCATCAGAAGATAAACCAAATGTTTCATCAGGAAAACGACCGCGATCTGTGTCATCCATGAAAGAATAATAATGGCCTGCTGGCAGATTGTTGATAACTGACGCATCAAATCCCATGCTGATAAGTTCAGAACGTGTTCTTAATGTTCTGCGCCCGACCATTGTTGTTTCAGGATCATCAATAGCGCGTGAATGCCGACTGATTAAAAATTCTTCTGGAGGAACAACATCAACACGGATGCCTTTTTTCTCACGCATGAATTTTAATTTTATGTCATACGATACACGTTCTTCTTCAATATCAATGTCGGTAATGTCGCCAGGTGTTTCAATTGTGGCTTCCAGCTTTTCTACGTCTTTTGTTTCTTCAACAACTTCTGCATCAGGAAATTGCTCAAGTAATGCTGCGTATTCGTCTTCCGTCAGTTTTTCAAATGTCTGAAATTTAACTTCCTTTCTGACATCCCACCACATCTGACATACGCCTACTTTTTGTATCAGCGCATCTTTAAACCAATCATACAAAACACCAAACCCGCCATTAGATGACGCTTCGTGGAAAAAGACATGGTTTACATAGTCTGTTGCCTGCTGGGCCATTTCACTTCGTTGCTGAACAATCTGATTGTACTGCATCGGATCAGGATATAAGTCAGGATCAGGCATTTGTGCGTTGAAGGTGACAAGGTTTTTACTGGCTGTAAAAATACGCATCAATGACGGCATAGCCTGTTCAACGGTATCCATAACAGTACGATCAATCATCTGTGATCGACCTTGCTGTTCATCGCCATACGGCTGACCGTAGTAGGCATCTAAGGCTGCCGTTTGTTCTGAAACAATAGCATCGCCAATATAACCTACACTTGAATTAAGCTGGCCTTCAACAAGTGCTTTAAATTCTATATCATCCATTGCCATAAGTTGTCTCAATCATCTTGGTTTATATTTAAATTCTATTGTAGGATTATTTTTTTTTATCTTTGCTATTAGTTCAGGATTGTTTTGAAATTTACTACTGTTTGCAATGTAGTTAATGTTGCTGTGTAATTTTTCATTATTTTAACTTTATTAAAAGTTCATTAAAATCACCCATTTCATGAAGTGGGGGATAAAATTTTTCAGTATAGCCAATTTTTTTTGTTAGTTTGTAGTCACCACTTCTATCTTTTCTGGTAAACGTATCATTATGCTGAATATAATATTTGATTTGTTCAAGCGTATTAAAAAATACACCTTTAAGATGATGAAAATCTACCCAATGCACAATGTAAACTGGTTTATCTGGTATTTCTGATTCACATACAATTATTTGATTTTGTATTTTTTTAAAATCAAGCGTAATTGATCCTTCATATGATTCTCTATCTATTAATTTATGAGATAACATAAATGGTGCATTATGATATTTATGTTCAATATATGCTTTAATTTTTTTATTTTTATCTAATACTTTGATGTCTGGCAGTCTTTTATTTTTTTGATCTGCTCTGGATGCTCTAATATTTTTTTGATTTAAAAAATTTATTAAAACTTCATCAAATTTATCACCTAATTGAACATCAAGTTCTTTAATGGAATTATTTCTTGGTTTCATGAAAAACTTATATGCAGAATCATTTAACTCCTTTAAGCCATCTATCTTATCGTAAAAACTATCTAATGGTGGAATTACATCTCCGCTATTAATATTAGAATACATACTTTTGTAGCATTCCATATTCACCTTCTCAAATTTTAATCTATTCAAAAAATTATCGGTATTTTTTAAAAATTCTTTAATGACACCTGAATGAGAAAGGAGTTCTTGGTATAATGCTATAGAAATATCATTATCTATATCATTATCGTTTAATGCATAGGACACATTTGATGGCTGTTGTTTACTGAAATCAAGACTCATTTGATTCATAAGGACAACTCCATCGGTACACACTTACAGCGTGACGACTGAAACGTTACAAATTACGTAGGTTTAAAAAACGCCTGTGTGATCCACTTCAATTGGTGCATCGGAATACCAGGCATTAGAACGTTCTCCAGTTGATTGACTGGCAAACGTCATCAGAAAGGCTTCAGCAAGGTCAGGTGATTTCAGACCGCGTGCCTTCATTTGTGGTTTTGATTCAACTTTTAATTTTCCAGAAGGCGTAAAAGCAAAACGTGGCGATGTCATTTCATCAATAAACACATCCATTAATTTTTCTACGTCTTCAGACTGGGCTTTAGGTAAACTGCATTGATACCCGCCAAACCATTCCTTCATCTGAAACCACAATTCATCACGCAGACGTTCGTACTTATCGCTGTGGATTGCAGGCCGTTCGGCTACATTCACTCCGCGAACAGGAAGGTTATGCGTGCTGGCGCAAATATCAACGACACCCGCACCAACACCAATAACATCAATGCAGATTTCTACTGGCTTCACCGCAGCACAATCGTATTCTTCACGAATAAGTGCGCTTAACTGAATTGCATCTTTTTCCCGCCAGTATTTAATCGGTTCAGTCATTACGTTACCGCGCCTTTTGGCGAGTGCTGAACGGTCATTTCCCATACGGGCAACATCGACACCCCAAACTTCAGGGCCGACTTGTGCCACTTCCCGACCTACCGACAAATCTACGAGATGACGCGGTATAATCGCATCTGCGTCTTCTTTAGGCGGTAAACCCGCTACACGAATACGCCACACATTTGAATCTTTGCCGTATTCTTCTTCAATTTCCTTCGGATAATCAGGATCAACGCGCGTGCTGTCATAACAACTAACGGTTTTTGTAAACCAACGTGTACGGTTTTTCGTAAAGGCATTATGAAAAAATCCATTGGCCCGTGTCGGATTACCCGTCATAACAGTTATCGCACCTGGCGTTGACATCGCACCACGCGCAACTTCAAAAATCTTTTCGTCAATTCCTGACGCTTCATCAATAACAAACAAAACATTCTCACTGTGAAATCCCTGTAACGCTTCAGGATTTTCACGCCTGCTTGTTCGTGCCACCGCAAAGTTGTTTGCAGGATCTTCAGATAATTCAATACGGTCGTTTTTATGAATCAAAAGCCGTTTAAATTCAGGTTTCATGCACCTGTGCCAGACACCAAGTTCTGACCACAAAACATCAAACAACTGGCTTTGTGAATTAGCCGTACACGGTACTTTACACGGATAATGCGTCAGCATGAACCAATGAATAACAAACGTCAGATACGCAGATTTACCAACTCCGTGACCAGCACGTATGGATATGCGTTTTTTTTTACGAAGCGCTTTCAAACATTCTGTCTGCCATTCTTCAAGTTTAACAGGCTGACCATCTGGGCCTTTGTCATAGACTATGTACGGAAATTCTTCAGGATGCTTTTGTAGATACTCAATTGCATCAAGATCGTCTTTTGATACCTTTGCTTGTACGGTCAACTCAGGCGGGCAGGCTTTGCTGGTGCGCCAGGCGCGTGTGGTGATCCAACGCTGCGACCATGATTAACGGAAGCTGTGCCTTTGCTGACTGTTGGCATCTTTGGTGTTTCTGCCTTCAATGACGGGCCTTTTGTTGACACGGATGATGATGAGACAAAATTAGACATACGCGGTGTCTTGTCACGCATGGATGGAATAACATTTTTCATTTCTTTTTCCTTTTCAACTGTTTGACATTGGTAAGATCAACGTTCTGTGTGTTCATCACTGTGTCTTCAAACTGACCGCAGTAATGTATGTCGGGATATTTAACTGTCATCCATTGAGGATGAAACGTACAACTGTATGTTGTAATTGGTCGTGACACGCTTTCATCAATGCGCGTATGTAAATGATGACAGCGTTCACAGGTCATAATAATTGCTCCAGTCCGCTTGCAATGACGATAAGAACAGCCAATGCCCATAACTTCGTATCAAGACGGTCAATTTTCTTTTCAACATCCATAAACCTTCGCAAGCATTCCTGTTCATGCTTTTCTAAGGCGGTTCGCAAATCCTTGTACGTCATGTTTTTTTCTTCTTTTTTTTTGCGGTCTTTGCAGCTTTTTTAAATGCCTTATCCGTTGGCGCACCTTTTGCACCTTTCTTTCGCATCTTTTCCTTCGATCCTGCTTCTATGCGTTTTCTTTTCGCATGAATGTTTGCGTATAAACCTTTTTTCACCATGCCTTGCAACTCCAGTAACGGGCTGAGAATTTATCTTTTGCTGTTGAACATTTATGTCGCGCACGAAAACTTTTACGTCTGGCTGGCTGATCCTTCTTGATACTCATGTTCGGATCACCAAAACGTACCAGCTTTACCTGACTGCCTTTCTTCGCAAGGACAGCAGACTTCTTAGACGCATTCTTAGTGCGCTTCGGTTTGTTGTATCCAGAAAACGATTCACCACGATACGTTAAACGACCAGACGGTGTACGTTTCACTTGTGCTGTTGTCGCCATTATGACCGTGTTTTAATTTGTTTTTGAATTTTTTTAGGAAGTTCATTCAAATGATATAACTTTTGGCTTGTTTTCGTATGTGTCTTTCCAGAATGCATATCACCATTCGGCATTCTGTGCATACCGCCTGTATGTTTTCTTCCACTTCTAAAATAATGTGGTACACCTTTTGCCATTACGATTTAGCCTTTTTCTTACGTTTCTTAGTTTGCGCTTTTGTATATTTCTTTCGCATATCCTTCTTTTTTTTATTACTCGGTCTGCCGCGCTGACTTCCGTATGTGCCTGCACCATAAGCCATGACTAACTCCTTTTCTTCTTTCGGATTGATATAAGCGTCTTAGCAAGTCGCGCCTGTGCCTTCGTGCGCTTGCTCGCCTTACTGTCTGGTTTTAATACTTTGTTTGCAAATTGTGTTGTGGTCATCTTCGCAGCCTTCGCCTTCCTGCTAAACGCACCAGGTCGTTTGATTGCTTTTTGAATCCACTTGCGATGGGCCATCTACAAACCCCAGCCTGAATCACTTTCACTCGATGTACGTTCTGCTGGCGTATCACTCGGCTTGTACTTCTCACTCACCTTTAACCGTATGTACTTCTTGCCAGAATCCTTTGACACGTTGTACCATCCACCAACTTCCAACTCGTTAGCTTCCTGATCGCAATGAGGACAATTTAACGGCTTCACAAAACCCGTAACATCAGGATGATTGTCACCTTTCTTATGATCGTTCCGAAACAAAACACCTTTACCTGGATCATTCTCCATGACAGTCCTTTCAAAAAAAAAAAAAAAAATTT